AGCAAAAGCGTCACGGTTCAAAGAGGAGTTTAAGTCTCTTCCGGGGACAGTTTTCTGTAGCGGCGACTATGAGTCTGCTACGGATAATCTGAATACCGTTGTGCAAGAGTCCATCTTGCAGGGTATTTTGGATAATGCTGTTTCCGTCCCGAAAGGGATTCGTGATAGCGCGGGGTCGACTCTTCGGATGAAACTCTTCGTTCCTGGCCTCCCTGAGGTCCAGCAAAGCCGCGGTCAACTAATGGGCAATCTCCTCTCCTTCCCCCTCTTGTGCATAGTTAATTATCTTGCGTTCCGTTTCTATAGCGGTGCAAGATTCGAGAGGGATTCCATTCCGGTTCGCGTGAAGGTGATGACATCGTGTTTCGTGCCCCTGGGTACGTTGTCGATCGTTGGAAGAGGGGGGTGATTGGTAGCGGTCTAAAATTGTCGCCGGGTAAGACCATGGTTCATGGTTCTCGGTTCTCACTTAATTCCAGTCTGTTCAAGGCTGGGCGCTCGAAGGTGACACTTGTCCCCGTGATTCGCTCCACTGCTTTTGGATATTCCGCAAGGGATGGCAGTGTCGAGTCGTTGCGAGGCCGGTGGCAGTCGTCGTTCCCCGGGTTCTATGGGGATCGTCGTCGTGTCCTTCGGGTGGAATGGCTTAAGTGGAACCGTAAGTGGATAGTCGCCTCCAGGCGGTCCCTTACTCGCGGTTTAGGTTTGAATGTTGATGAGACGGAGGTACATAAGGCAGGTCTGTGGTCGAGAGAGTGTTGGTATCTCTCCATGGAGGACGAGAGTCCTCTGCCTGTGAAGAGGGCAACCTTGGATCAGGAGTTGCGTGTACCACCGGACTGGGAACTTCGTACTGTCAACAAGATAACAAAGGAAATGAGACAAGAGATGAAGGGAGTGGCTGCAGCATTCGTGGAATGCGCGTGGTCACCCTCCCGAGGTATCTATGACGACTCGGATTATCGTGATCGAGTGTCCTCCGGCCCCAACTGGCTGGGTGAGGACAGTCGACTTCGTCGTCGCGCCAAACTGCTTGGAGTTTCGCGTCGTAACGCTGTTCGTTATTTAAAGTCCCGGTTGCCCCCGCCTCGTGTGGGTCGCGACTGGGTTAGAACAGGGGTTACGCTTCGCAGTTTTTGGAGACGAACCCGGGTGGCAGTGTGGAGACCAGCTGTGGACAACGGGGCGGGCTGCCCCAGTTTACAGGATAATGAAATAGTGGGCGAGGAGTGTCCGGTGTGTATGGAGATCTGTGTTCTTAGAACCCGGATCGGGTGTTCCCATGGCTTTTGCGATGGGTGCTCGGATGAGTGGTCGGTTCAGAGTGCCTCGTGCCCTCTCTGTCGTGCCGTTCCTCCTGGATACCACTTTGGCGTTCCGCAAGCACTACTCGATCGCGTGAGGCTTATTAGTACTTAGGGGAAAGTAAGTGCCCCCCCGGAT